CGTCCAGTTCTGAAGGCGATCACGGATGCCATCACCAGGACTTTCCTCACCAAGACTGCCCGAACGCAGCGTCAGCGGATCATGGCGATCGAGGATCCATTCCTCAATGTCCCGCTGGAGGAGATGTCCAAGCTGGTCGATTCTGTCAAGCGTAACGAGATTGGTACCGCCAATGAGCTTCGACCGAAGTTCGGCTGGGCCCAGTCTGATGACGAGACGGCAAACCAGTTGGTGAACTCCAACATCAATCCGATGGGCGAGGAACAGCCGCCTGGCGAAGAGCCGGTCGACGACATCCCTGCATCGGAGGTACCAATTTCCGAACTGATGGAGAGTAGTCAAAATGGCAGTTAAGTGCGATTTCTCTGGCTACGCCACGAAGAACGATGTTCGGTGCTCGGATAACAAGGTCATCCGACACGGGGCATTCGCGGCGTATGATGGGAAGACTGTACCTCTGGTCTGGCAGCACAAGCACGGAGACGTCGAGAACGTCCTCGGGCATGCCGACCTTGAGGTTCGTGAGGATGGCGTCTACGCCTACGCCCACCTCAACAACACCGATCGTGGCCGGACCGCTCGAGAGATGGTCAAGAACGGCGACATCAAGGCGATGAGCATCTATGCTACTCACGTTCGGGCTCGGGGCAACGACGTTGTCCACGGCGAGCTCGTCGAGGTGAGCCTGGTGCTACGCGGCGCTAACCCTGGTGCCCTCATCGACCAGGTCTCCATCGAGCATGGTGACGACGGCGATGAGATCGAGGCTGTCATCTACACGGATGCACAGCTGGACTTCGTTTCTCACGGTGATGACGTTGAGGACGAGGATGAGGACTTCGAGGCGGAGGAGACGGACGACGTCGAGCACGCTGAGGAGGAGCCGGAGGCCGATGAGGCTGAGGGCGACGAGGACGACCCCACGCTCGGGGAGATCTTCGAAGGGATGACTGAGGAGCAGAAGACGGCGGTTTACGCCATCGTTGGACAGCTCGTCGATTCCGTAGATGAAGAGGCGGAGGAGTCTGAGACCGAAGAGGCCGAGGACACCGCCCATTCCGACACAACTGAGGATACTATGGCTCACAAGAACGTGTTTGAGGGCTCCGCTACCACCGAGGAGCTCCCCGTCCTGACTCATGCCCAGGTCGAGACCATCTTCGAGGATGCTCGCTCCAGCGGCTCCCTGAGGCAGGCCATCCTGGCTCACGCCGACGCCTACGGCATTAAGCAGATCGAGACCCTCTTCCCTGAGGCCAAGGATCTGTGGAACCAGCCGGAGTTCATCAAGCGCAAGACTGATTGGGTTAACTCCGTAGTCGGCGCTGCCAAGCACTCGCCCTTCTCCCGCATTCGCACTCGCTTCGCCGACATTACCGCTGACGAGGCCCGTGCCCGGGGTTACATCAAGGGCAATAAGAAGGAAGACGAGGTCTTCACGCTTCTGCAGCGTGTCACCTCTCCAACCACCATCTATAAGAAGCAGAGGTTGGATAGGGACGACATCCTGGACATCACTGACTTTGATGTCGTCTCCTACATCCGCGGCGAGATGAAGATCATGCTTGAGGAGGAGCTCGGTCGGGCCGTCCTCATTGGTGATGGTCGTCAGGCTTCCTCCAAGGACAAGATCAAGGAGGACTGCATCCGCCCGATCTACAAGGAGGACAGCCTCTACGCTCCTCGTGTCGTCCTGGCCAAGGAGACCACCACCGAGGATGTCCTGGACTCCATCGTCCGCGCCATGGACGACTACGACGGTGCTGGCAACCCGACCTGGTTCGCCGAGCCCCACATGGTCACCGAGATCCTGCTGCTCAAGGACAAGATGGGTCACCGTCTGTTCCGCAGCGTCTCCGAGCTTGCCGACTACGTCGGTGTCTCGAAGATTGTCAAGGTTCCGCTCATGAAGGGCCTGCAGCGCTCGTCCGCCAAGAACGGTACAGTCGACGCCCTCGGCATCATCGTCAATATGACCGACTACACCATTGGTGCGGACCGAGGTGGCCAGCTCTTCGCGGCTGAGGACTTTGACATCAGCTTCAACCAGTACCACTACCTCTTGGAAACTCGCCTCTCCGGTGCGCTGACTCACCCGAAGTCGGCCATCATCGTTGAGCGCAAGACCGAGGCTGGTAACGTCGTCGCGGAGCCGTGATAGATGGCCAAATTCTTCGGTGAGATAGGATTTGTAACACAGGTCCAGACCGAGCCGGGAATTTGGGAAGATAAACCAATCGAGAAGCAGTACTATGGCGATGTGTTTCGTGAAGCGCGTCGCTTTGGTGCCAGTGATGAGGTTCTGGGAAGTATCAACCTCAGCAACCAGATCAGCATTATCGCTGATGGGTTCTTAACGGATAACATCCAGAATCTCAAGTACGTACGCTGGATGGGGGGACTTTGGAAGATCTCCTACGTGGAGCTGAAGTTCCCCCGTCTGGTTCTCGAGTTGACGGGGGTGTATAATGGACCGACGGCTAGCTCTCCATGAGAAGCTGGTAGAGATCCTCGGGTCGGATAAGGTCTATTACCAGCCACTCCCGTCGCTTAAGCTCTCGTATCCGTGCATCGTATACGAGCGGCATCCGGGTGATCCGATGTACGCGGATAACATTAAGTATATCAAAGCAAACCGGTTCCAGGTTACTCTGATCGCCCGGCATCCCGAGGACCCGACACGAACGAAGATCGAGGATCTTTTGTTCAGCCGCCATGAGTCCCGACTCGTAGCGGACAACCTCTATCACGACATCTTCGACGTCTACTATTAGGAGTTAACATGGCAGCTCTCACTTGGGATAAGACCGGTGAGCGCCGTATTGAGACTGGTGTCGACCACTGTGCACTCTATGTGTATGACCCGGCCCAGAAGATGTACGGCAAGGGCGTTGCTTGGAATGGTATCACTGCCATCTCCGAGAAGCCCGAGGGCGCCGAGGCGACCGACCTCTACGCCGACAACATTCTGTACCTCTCTATGCTCTCGGCTGAGAAGCTGAAGGCCACCATTGAGGCCTACACCTACCCCGATGAGTTCGAGAAGTGCGACGGCTCTGCCGAGCTCACCAAGGGCGTCAAGATCGGTCAGCAGGACCGACTTGCCTTTGGTCTCGTCTACCGCACCAAGATCGGCGACGACGTGGCTGGTCAGGACAAGGGCTACAAGCTCCACGTTCTGTACGGCTGCAAGGCCTCTCCTTCCGAGAAGGGCTACAAGACCGTCAACGACTCTCCCGAGGCAATCTCGTTCTCGTGGGAGCTTTCCACCACCCCTGTCACGGTGAGCGGCGCCAAGCCGACCTCACTGCTGACCATCTCGTCTCTTGACGTCGATCCCGGTAAGCTGAAGGCCCTCGAGGCCAAGCTGTTCGGTTCCGATGCCGGACAGGGCGGTGCTCAGGCTACCGAGCCCAAGCTCCTCCTGCCGGATGAGATCAAGGCTCACTTCGCAGGCTGATATACCACACCGGGGGCTCAGAGACCTAGACTCCTGGGCCCTCGGTGCCTGCAATGCTTATAGTTTC